ACACAAGAAGCAAGTAAAGTATTGAATATAGCAGAACCAAATATATCTGCTTGTGCTTGTGGCAAAAGAAAAAGTGCAGGTGGTTATATATGGGTGTATTAGAAGAAATTAAAAAGGAAATAGAACCACTGTTAGTTTTAGATGATGTTTTGTATTGCAAAGATTGTGGAAGTAGAAATATTAAAAAAAGTTATAAACCTTATAAAATTGGTGAAAACATTATGAAAATATTAGATAAATATAATAATCAACAAGAGTTTAAATGGAAGTGTGATATATGTGGTGCTGGTTTCAATAATTTTCACGCACAAGGTTTTGATAATAAAATATATTGTCCTTTATGTTATTTCAAACACGAGTTTAATCAGTATAAAAAAGCTTGGAAAGAATTGGAAGAGAACTTTCAACTCGAACAATTAGAGTCTTCAATTTTAAAAGAAAGTCATAAACAATATAAAAAAAGATATGAATTTATATCAGTAGTGCTAAAAGGAATTAAGGAATTAAAAGAAAAATATAAATTAGAACAATAGAGAGGTGATAGTATGTTAAAAATAAAAGACAATGTTGATTTAAAAGAATTAGAAAAGCAACTAGATATAGCAAATAAGAAGTTAGATAAACTAGATAACGAAATAAAATCAGTAATAAAAATAGTAAGACAACAACCAAGTGAAAGTGTTGAAGACGACGCGTGGATTTTAGGAAGATTAGATGGTTTTTTATCAATAATAGGGAGTGATTAAATATGAATTTATTTAATGATATACAAAACTTAATAAATGAATTAAATGTGTCAATAAGCAAATTATCAGAGGTGGCAGAGAAACGTTTTAAGAGAGATGTTGCTGAAGCGATGTACAACACTAATCAAGAGCATATTAACGCTACCAAAGTGTTGGATGAAATACATAAAACATTGACTAATCAAGCAATTCCTGTAAATATATCGCAATTAAATTTAGCAGAATGTATTAAAAAGATAGTAGAAGAAGGTAATAACTAATGACAGAATTAAAAAAACTATTCAATGAAATACTAGAACTATTTAAAGAAAAAGATATCGAAATAAACTATTTGAGGGAGCAAATAAGAAAGTTAGAGAACAGGCTGTTAAGAATTGCTAAAGAAAAAAATAAAAGTGATTAAATGCTGGAAGAGAGAGAAATATTGAAACTACGAAACTGGTATTTGGACAAGCCCAAAGCTAAAAGGGAGTTGGTTATATGTTAAGAGATAAAATATACCTAAAAAAGAAACTAGAAAACGATTTAAAGTACAAACTAGATATAATAGATCTGTTAAGGACTAAAATACCATCACCAAAATTTGATAAAGACAAGGTACAAGGCAACCACCCTAACGATAAAATGCTAGATGTGGTAATAAAAATACTGGAGCTGGAAAAAGACATAGAATTTATCAAAATGGAACTAGAGGTACTTAATCCACGTATAGAGGAAGAATTAAAAATAATAGGTGAGTTTGAACCTCTTACTAAAAAAATAATCGAATTGAGGGAATTGCATAAAATGACGTGGGAAAAGATAGCAGAAGCTACTAATTATAGCGAAAGACAATGTCGAAGAATTTATAACAGAAATTTTAGATATAAAAGTTAAAGATGTCCGACAAATGTCCGACTTTATATGTTAATATGCTAATATGAGACAATGGCATAATAGCCGTTGCTCAATATGGATTAAAGATTAAGCTAACATCTTTGATCCTCCCAATAATTTTATCTTACTTAGCAAAGGCTATTTTTTGCTTTAAACTGCCAACCGAGAATCTAGTTCCACTAGTGCCGATGAAGTTGGTGGTTTAAAGCAGTGAATAATTGCAAATGCTAACACTATTTATATGTTATTGTAGTATTGTGAAGAATTATAAACTTCACACATCACCCCCTTCAAAACAAGCGAGGGTAATTTCTTGCTTGAAGGGTATTAGCGAAAAAGAATAGACTGAGAGAAACTTCTTTATTAGGACAGTGGAGATTTATTTCCTAAACTAATATAGTTAATACCTTACAAGCAGGTAATAATCTGTTGACTTGTTACTTGAAACGTAAGTAACAGTAAAGGTGGCAACCTAGCGATACTAGAGAGCAAATATGCGGGGGTACGTTGTATAGCGTACGAGTGTGATCGCCCAACTACACTATAATCTAAAGGCGAAAAAAGACTTAAAGTATTAGGTCTTTTAATTTTACTAACCGAACTATATATAATTTATTTTTTATTCATGTAAAAAAACGGGTTGGCTCTAGCAATAGAGAGGGGAAGAATACCGATGTAAATTAAATTGGTGGGCAGTTATCGGTATAAAAGGAGCGATTAAGTGCTTATTATAAAAGAACAAGTGATTGATACTCTACTAGCTATCGACCCAGGCAATGAAAAAAGTGCCTATTGTTTTATAAATAAAGAAACCTATCAGCCAATAGAATTTGGGATATTACCAAACAAAGAATTAAGGGAATTAATATTAGACTATCCAACAGAAATAGACATGGCAATTGAAATGGTTGCTAGTTATGGCATGGCGGTAGGATCTACAATATTTGAAACGTGCTTATGGATAGGTAGGTTTATAGAGTGCTACAAGCAAAATAATGTTAAAGAACCAAAAAAGGTATATCGTAAAGACGTTAAATTGCATATTTGTAACAGTCCTAGAGCAAAGGATAGCAATATAAGACAAGCTTTAATAGATAGATTTGGAGAAGTAGGAACTAAAGCCGAGAAGGGCTTTTTTTATGGTTTTAAATCAGATATATGGAGTGCTTACGCAGTGGGAGTAACATATTTAGATAAAATAAACGAGGTGTAACATGAGTAATAAAGTAGCCAGAAACGAATTAATTGAAATGTATGATTATCGATGTTTTCTGCTAGGTAAAATAAGTAAAAAGAATATACTTACTTATCACCATATAAACCCTAAAAAGCCAGCAACTATTGAAAATGGGTCGCTGCTAGCAAGGTTAGAACACGATATGTTCCATGTAGTAGATAATAGCAACAGAAAAAAAGGTAAAGAAGTAAATGATGGTTTCCAAGATTACAAGCGAAGTCGCGAAATTGCAATTCTTTATCAATTACGTGAGTTTGTAATAAATGAGGTATACAATTTAGGCTATACAGTAGAAGATACAGGTAAGTTACTTGTATTAAAGAGGGTGTCGTAAATGACAGATATATACCAAGAGCGATATTTGGATTACCAAGAAAGGAAAACAAAATCATTGGAAAATTTTCAAGGTGAAGATAAAATAAATTATAACAAAAAAGAAATAGACACATTGTTTAAAATATTATCCAATAGAAGAAGTCAACGAATATTCAATGATAAGTTAGTGTTGCCCGAACATATTGAATTGATAGAAGAAGCTATAAGAGTAAGTCCTTCAAGTTGTAATAGACAAGCAGTATATATTAAACGAGTCGACCCTATCATGGCAGAAAAATATTTAGTAGGTGGCAAGGGATGGTTATACAAGGCTAATAAAGTCTTGTTTTTATTTGCAGATAAAGAAGCATACAAAAGCCCAAATGAAAAAACGTTCATGCCATTCCTGGATGCAGGCTTTGTAGGACAAAACATTTATTTAATGGCAGAAGCATTAGGACTAGGATGTTGCTATGTTAATCCAAATATAAGAGAAGAAAACAAAGAAAAATTTATAGAAATATTTGGTGATGATTATTTCTGTGGTGCGGTAGCATTAGGACATTATGATAAAAAGGCAAAGAGACCACCATTAAGGGGGAAAGTATATAAATAAAATTGACAGTTATTATTCCTGCTTACAACGCAGAAGAGCATATAATAAGATGTTTAGACAGACAGTAAAACCAGAAATGAAGTGTAATAATGAAAGAACAAATAACAGTGTTTAGTATTGTATATAACGGTTATGGCAGATTCATACCGCAATGGAATGAATACTTGAATAAGCAAACAATACCAGTTAAGAAGTTTGTAGTGTTAGGACATAATCACGGTGCGGATATGCAATATCTAAAAGATAATAATATAGACTACATATATTATGATAGTACAGTAATGGGAGTATTAAGAAATAAAGGTGTAGAACGAATAACAACAGACTGGTGGTTCTATTTTGCAATAGATGATGAGTTGTTACCACATGCGTGTGAAGAGATAATTAATACTGATGCAGATGCAGTGAGCATTAGGTTTGATGTAATAAATATTGATGGAAGATTATTAAAAGACCAAAATTCACCACACTTACAAACAATAAATGATGTTAAAAATTGGGAAAACACTAAATGGGGTGGTTATACAGCAATAAGGGGTAATCACGATTTAAGGTATAACGAAGATGTAGAAGTTCCTAATTTAACACTGCATTTTGAATTATTTAGAAGAAACTTAAAGGTAGTTAAAAGCAATAATGTATTAGTGATACATCATCGATGGGCTGATAGCCATCATTTTAGAAGTGAAAAAGATGGAAGCAGAAGGAAATCTATCAAAGAAATAGATAGAATAGCACAACAAATAGTTAAAGATAAAGAAAGAGAGTTGAAGAAGATGAAGTATTTAGTAAAAGCAAATGAAAATTGGAAAAATAAAAATTTAAAATGCAATGACTTTAATCCTAAAAGAATTCCGAAAGTTGGCGAAGAATGGGAAGTTGACGGAGCAAGACTAGAAACACTATTAGGAGATAATAGTTACAATGTAGCATTTGTAGAAGTGGTGAAACAAATTGAAGAAGAAATAACAGAACATCAGGATTGGAGAGTAAGTCCACCATTTAAAAATAAAAATAAGGAAATTAAAGAAGAAACAAATAAAGATAAACCTTTAGCAGAAGTTATTGAAGATATAAAGGAAGAAGTGTTTGTGGGGGACATCAAAGAACATAACGAAAAAGCATTAGAAGGATATAAACAAGCAATAAAAGAGTACGAAAACAGTATTGAAAATAAAATAGAAGAAAGTAGCAAAGAAGATAAACCTAAAACAACTACTAAAAAGAAAGTAGTAAAGAAGAAACAAACAAAAAACAAAAATAAATTAGGTTGATATTATGGAAAAATATATAAACATTTTATTTGCCGAATTATCAAAAAAATATAAAATTAACCTAATTACTATAATGACTTATAATAGAAAATACAAAAAAATAACAAGAACATATAAATTAGTTATAGATAAAAAGAATAAAAAAAGTAAATACCCCGAAAAAAGAGTATTATTAAATTTTTACAGTAAAAGACAACTAGTATTGGAGATGATAAAGTGGAAAGAAGAACAAAATTAACAGACGAACAAAAAAAGAAAATAATTGCTGATTTTGTTATTACTAATAATTACTTAGAAACAGCAAGAATGAATAATGTCTCTGATACTACTGTTAGAAGAGTTGTTAATTCCGACAAAGAAACGTTGAAAAAAGTTGAGGAAAAAAAAGAAGAAAACACGCATGATATTCTTAATTATATTGATACCCAATTTGAAAAACAAAAAAATGTTATTAAATTATCTTTAGAAGCATTAGAAAAAAAATTAAAAAATCCCGATGCTTTTACTAATGTAAAAGATATTGCTACTGTGTACGGAATATTGATAGATAAGGCTCAAAAATCAAAAGAATTAAAGATGAAAGAAAAAGAGTTGACTTTAAAAAATAAAGAAATAGAAAAAACTTCAAGGGTTGTGATAATTAATGACCTCGACAACAGAAACGAAGATTAGTTTAAAACAAATGATAGCTCCTCATTTTTGGAACACTTTTAATTCTAAAATAACACATCAAATCGATAAAGGTGGAAGAGGTGGCACAAAGACAAGTAAGAATTGTCTAAAAGTAGTTTATCATACAATAAGTGAAGAAAAATGTAGTGCAATATGTATTAGAAAATATCAAAATACCTTAAGAAACAGTTTATTCAAGGAAATTAAAAGAGCGTTTAGTAGATTTAATCTAAAAGAAGACGTTGATTATAGATCAAGTGTTTCACCTATGCAAATTAAGTTATATAATAATAATCATATATATTTTGCTGGATTAGATGATTATGAAAAATTAAAAGGTTTTATTGACGAAGATAGACCAATTAAAATAGTATACTTCAGTGAGATAACTGAATTTGATAACGAGGAAGAAATGCAACAAGTTATTGCTACATTCTCAAGAGGGAATACTGATTGGTTTATTGTCTTGTATGAATATAACCCACCAAAAAACAAATACCACTGGGTAAATGAGTGGGCTGAAAAAATGAGTAAACGAGATGATGTATTAATTACATCAAGTGATTACAGAACAGTACCTCAAGAATGGCTAGGTAAGATGTTTATCGAAGAAGCAGAAAGACTAAAACAATACGATGAAAAAAGATATAGATGGATATATCTAGGTGAAGTAATAGGAATAGAAGGAATGATATATAATCCTGACTTATTCAAATATGTAAAGCCTACTTATATTGAAGATAACAAATTAAGAGTATTGTATGTGGATTTTGCAATAGATAGTGGACATCAGACATCAGCAACAGTTTGTGGTGCTTATGGATACGCAAGCGATGGTAATTGGTATTTATTAGATACTTACTATTATTCACCACAAGAAAAACAAAAAAAGAAAGCACCAAGTGAATTATCATTAGATATATTTAATTTTCAAATATCAGTATTAAAGAGATATCAAACAACAATAGATAGAGAAACGATTGATTCAGCCGAAGGAGCTTTAAGAAACCAATTGTTTAAAGATTATGGTAAAAGATTAAATCCTGTTAATAAAGGGAAAAGTAAAGAAGAATTAATAGAATATTCTCAAGACTTTCTTGCAAAAGGGAAGTTTTTTATTTTAGATAATCCAAACAATAAGATATTTAAAAAAGAAACTGAGAATTACAGATGGAAAGAAGATAGTGTAGAAAGAGGAAAACCTGAACCTGATAAAATAGTAAAAGAATTGCCTAGTACTGAAATATACTACAATTCACATAGTAAAGAATATTCATATTATTATGCAGATCATACTTGCGACGCTTTTCAATATTGGGTTAAAGACAATCTCCAAAAGTTAGGATTAAAGTATTAGAAAGGAGTGCAACGAATGAAAGAAAATAGCATATATTCAAGTATAGCTGAAGCAATGAATAAAAAAGGAATTAATTGCACAATTGGGACAATATACGATTTGATGGCAGTTTGTAAAAGTTGGTACAGAGGAAGTGTTAATGATTTTCACTATTATACTCAAACGCTTGTAGATGGAACTACTTGTCAAGTGGAAAGATTAACAATGAATATGCCAAAAAAAATATGTGAAGATTTTAGTAAATTATGTTGGAGCGAAAAAGTAGAGATATCTCTTGATAGTGATAAGAAAACTAAAAGATTGTGGGAAATTCTTGATAGTAAAGAAAATTCATTCACAATTAATTTTCCGGCATTTATAGAAAGAGCATTTGCTTTAGGAACAGGTGTATTAGTTGAATATAAGAAAGATGATAAAACATTGATTGATTATATAGATGGCGAGTTAGTAATTCCATATAAATATACTAATGGTTATATTTATGGACTAATCACAATAAGTCAATTTGTTCAAATAGAAAGAAAAAGAGAAAAGTATTATACTCATTTAACATTCCACGAATTTGAAAATAACAAATATATCAAATACAACGAACTGTACGTATCAAACAATCCAAATGAATTAGGTAAAGAAATAGATTTCACTAATATGTTCCCTGAGGTAGAAAATCCTGTAATTTATGAAAATGTAGATACTCCTCATTTTCAAATATTAAAGCCACCTGTTGCAAATAATTTCGATACAGGAAGTCCGATGGGGATAAGCATATTAGCGAATCACATTGATAAATTCAAAGCAATAGATATTAAGTATGACAGTTTCTGCAATGAATTTGAATTAGGAAAGAAAATGGTATTAGTTGATAGAACAGCAGTAAAAGGTGCGAAAGAAGTTGACGCTCAAGGTAATGTTAGAGATGTAACTTATTTTGATAAAAAGAATAAAGTCTTTTTGGCTATAAACGGAATGGAAAATCAACCAGTTAAAGAAATAGATTTTAAATTAAGAACAAGTGAGCATATAGACGCGATTAATGCCGATTTAAACTATTTAAGTGCTGGTTTAGGATTAGGTGCTGGGTTCTATAAATTCGATGGAAATAGCCTAAAAACAGCCACAGAGGTAATATCAGAGAATAGCGAAGCATTTAGAACTAAAAAGACATATGAAGCAGTAATAAAAGATGTTGTGTATGATCTAGTTAAAGCAATATGTCAATTAGAAAATATAAATACTAAATCAATTAATGTTATATTTAGCGACAACATCGTTGAAGACGAAAATACATTGATTGAAAGAGGATTAAAACTATACAGAGAAAAAGTAATTTCTCTTGATACATTCATGGAAAAATATTTACATTACGATGAAGAACAAATTAAACAAGAAAAAGAAAATTTATTAACTACTATTCCAGTAGTAATTGAATTATTAGAAAATGAAATAATCGACAGAGAAAAAGCAATACAATTACTTTTAGTCAATTTAGATGAAAAAGAAAAAGCAAGAATGCTTGCTAATTTAGGGGAAATATACCCTGAAGACTTTGAAAAAGAGGATGAAGAAATAGAAGATACTCCGAAAAAGGAGTGATATAAATGAATTTTAATGAATATATAGACAAGCTAGATAATAAACAAACTCTAGCAATGTTAATAGAAATAGATAACAACTATAAAAATATTTCACTAAAGATACCTGCACCAAAATATGATAGAGCAGGTAGATTAAAAAATGCTAGAGAGATAAAAAAAGCACTAAAGGAATTAAGACCTCAGCTTGAAAAAGTTTGGGACAATAATTTAGATATAATAGATAAATATTCTAAAATGACATTGACTAATAATTACATTGTATTTGAATTAATAAAAACCAAATTAAACATGACAACAGGAATGATTAGTGAAGAAAAGTGGAATAAGATACAGGACAAACTATTAAGAGAAAGACAACAAAAAATTAAAATACAACAAGTAATTAAAGGTAATAAAAACCACTTAAATAAACAAGTACAGAAGACAGTTAATGAAATGTATCGTGATGGTTATTCGTGGGTGGATACTCAGAAGGCATTAGAAAAAGAATTTGGTTACAATGCACAAAGAGCAAAAAGAATAGCAATTACTGAAAAATGGTATTACAAGTCCGAAGCACAATTACAAGGTGCTAAAGGACTTGATGTTTATAAAGTTTGGATACACAGCGGTAAACCAAAAGAGCCTAGACTACACCACAAAGAAGCTTCTAAAAAAGCGGTAGTGAGAGGTATAGACGCTAAATTTAAAATAGGTGATTATTATACAGTGGCACCTCAACATTTTGGAATACCAAGTGAAGATATTAACTGTAGATGCACAATGCATATAGAATTAGTTGAAGATGTTGATTTAGCACCTAAAGAAATACAAGAAGCGATAAATAGGTACAAAAAGGAGTGATTGAATGGCATATAAAGAAGATTATTCAAAGATGGATGGTGTTTGGAGAACAGTCGGTGGGAGAAGAATATTTATTAAAACAGGACAATCATTAAGTGAAGCGATGAGAGAAAGTGGGAAGTTTAAATCGATTAAAAACGGAAATAAAAAAACCATGACAAAAGAAGAAATACAAGAATTGAAAGAAAAACAATTTGAAATTATACAAAAACATAACCCAATGACTGATGATTACCATGTCGGAATAAGAAAAGTTGAAGATATTAAAACTTTTGAAGAAGTAATTGAAACAGCGGATGAAGATGAAGAATTTGTATGGGGAGATTATTCATTAGAAGACGCTAAAAGAGATTTAGAAAATGGTTTTGTAACAGTTTATAGTTCACATGATATTAAACAAGGAACTTTTGTTTCTACTTCTAAAAACCAAGCAAAAGAATATGCAGGTGGCAAACCAGTTAAATCTCTAAGAGTACCTATTGAAGATGTCGCATGGATAAATGGTGATGAGGGACAATATGCAAAAGTTAAGAAATAATGATACCTTTACTGATTATGACCTTAATTATAATTATGAAAGGAAATTAGATTGATATTAAAGACTAGCAATAGTCTTTTTGTTTTATAACAAAGGGAGTGATTATATGGCATATAAAGAAGATTATTCAAAAATGGACGGGGTATGGCGTACTATTGGTGGAAGAAGAGTTTTCATTAAAAAGGGGCAATCATTAAGTGAAGCGATGAGAGAAAGTGGGAAGTTTGGTAAATTAAATAAAACGGAAAAAAATATAGAAACAACAATATCAAAAGAGGAAGAAGAATATAAAAAAAGGCAAGAAAAAATCAAAGAATTGGAAGAAAAAATAAAACCTACCATCAAAAAACAAGAAGTTATTTCAGTTGTTGATGAAAATGGAAATGTGAAGTTTGTTGGTTTAAGCAATAGCGGTAACCTGGTGTTGACTAATGATGAAAATAAAGCATTACTATCTACTAATCAGCGAGGACAACATTTTAAAGAACAATTATTGGAAAAGGGATATAAAGAAAATGTATACATAAGAGAAACTAAAAAAGAAGTGCCGTATTCCATAAGAAAACCAATAGAAGAAGAAATATTCGCATTAAAAATGGGTTTTAATAGTTATGAAGAATACTCGGCGCATCAAAAAATACTTAATGAAAAAAGGATTCAAAAATTAAAAAATGAATATGAAAAATCATATGTAAGTAAGATTGCGAATAAAAAATATGAGGTATTTAATAGTTTTTACAATCCGGAAGATAGAGAAGATAATTATTATAATCAAATAGTTTTTTCCGAAGCTATAGTGAGAAAAGCGAAACAACTATTTGGTGTAGAAGAAAGACATTCTAGTGCTACTTCAGGCTCTAAGTTTGGTGATAGTATTTATTTAGTTGATAAAGAAACAGGCATAGAAGTTAGATTGTCAAATCATTCGCTACCAGAAACCGATGAAAGAGCATATAACCGCGAGCGATATGGGGGAACAAGATGGGATAAAGAAGTTGTTTTAGATCAATATACGATGAGCGAAATAGCATCATTAAAAACTGAGAAAGAATTTAATGATTATTTAAAACAATTATTTGGTAGAAATTAAAGTAGTTTATAGATAGTTAGAGGGAATGAGAAATCATTCCTTTTATAGTGTCTATAAAGGCACAAGAGAGCGAGAAATCGTTCTTTTTTCGTGTGGCATAGCAACGATAGGACTAGCAAACTTTCAAACTCTCACGTGGACGCGACCACGAAAAAAAGCGAAAGAGGAAGGAGAGATATTATGAGAGAATTTTTGCGAGGACTTGAACTTGATGAGGAAACTATCGATGCGATTATGGCTGAACATGGTAAATTAGTGACTAAACTAAAAGAGGAAAATTCTAATTTAAAAGATAAAATGAAAGAACATGAAGCCAAAATCAAAGAATTAGAAGAATTATCAAGTGATAGTCAAAAAATTCAAGAAGAGTTGGAAAAATATCGTACAGAAGAAAAAGAAAGGAAACTTATGAGTGAATTTGAAGAAGCCTTCAAAGGAAAGCAATTTGTCAATGATTTCACTAAAAAAGCTATCTTTGATGAAGTGAAAAAACAACTAGAAAACGAAGAAAATAAAGATAAAACAATTAAAGATTTAGCTGAATTAGTAGTTAAAGACAAAGAAGGCTTATTTATTGAAGACAAACAAGAAAAACATTCTTTTTCTTCAAATGGTATGCCAACTCAAAAAATTGCTACTAACAAAGAGGATGGTGTTATGGCAATTCTAAAATCAAAACATCCTGATTTATACGAATAGAGCGAAAAAACTCTATTTTATTTTGCCAAAAAAAAGAAAAAAGGAGAGGTGATTTATAATGGCAAGCCCAATTGAAAAAAATGGAACTCATTACAGACAAGAACGTTATCATGACGCTATTGTGCCTTTGATGCGAAAAGAATTAAACATCAGATTAGAATTTTCAAAAGATTATGAAGGAAATCCAGTTGCAGGAGCAGTACAAGTACCTGTAAGAAATGCAGACCCAGAAATCAATGAATATGATGTTGCAGAAGGTGCTAGTTTAACACAAAGTGCTACTACTTATTTAACAGTACCTGTTGACAAACATTTTGCTATCAATGAAATTATTGACGGCTATGAAGCAGAAGCAGTACCTGATAACATTAAAGCACAACGTTTAGAAGCTGGTGCTTACGCTTTAGGACATAAATTAGAATTAGACGCTATTGAAGCTCTAGAAGAAAAAGGTACTTATGAAGAAAGCACAGATGCATTAACTAATGACAATGCTTATACTTCAATCAAAAACACTATTATCGCTATGAAAAACAAAGGAATGAAAACTAGCGATTTAGTATGTTTCGTAAGTGCTGATACTGAAGCTTTATTACTTGAAGATGAAAAATTTGCAAATAGTGCTGGTGCGTTGGGTGCTGAATTATTAAGAAGTGGTGTAATTGGTAAAATTGCTGGTGTTCCTGTTAAACCATCTTATAACATGAGCGATACTACTGAATACATCGTATTTGCTAAACCGTGGGTACAAGCTATTGATGAATGGAAAGTTCCTTTAACAATTAACAACTTAGGAAACAACTACATCGGAGCAAGTGCTTTACAAGGTCGTGTAGTATTTGCTGATGTCGTTACTAATGAAGAAGCAGTTCGCATTAAGAAAAAAGACACTAACGGAAGTCTATAATTAAATGAAAGGGGCAGTATTTCATGATTAATGAAAACGATTATAAGGAATATTTTGGGGCAGATACTGCCCCTGCTAATTTTGATAGATTAGCATTTATATCAGAACAAACTTTGCTTTCGATTATCACTAGAGGAATAACTACTGATGATTCTTACTATGAAAACTTTAAAAAAGCAATTTTGGAGCAAGTTAAATATTTTGAACTTAATCCAGAATTGATAGAAGTGGCAAGTTCAATTAGTGGAGCTTCTTTAGGTAAATTTAGTGAAGGTAGTTCTGAAAAGAGAAAGACAAATGAAACAATAGAATTAATAAATCCTGTTGCATATAACATTTTACTTAATTGTGGATTGTTATATGCTGGAATATGTTAAGGTGGTGATATTATGGTAAAAGTTAGATGTGGTGCAATTATTAAAGAAGTGCCTGAAAGTAGCTTAAAATGGTATAAATTAGCTGGGTGGGTAGTTATACCTAACCAAGACAAAAAAATATCTAAAAAGGCACAAAAAGAGCAAAAAAAAGAGGATTTAGAAGAAGTTAAAGATGAGACCAATACCGAAGCGAATGTTACCTCATAGTTGCACTTATGAAGCATATTTAGGAGACACTGGGGAAGGTGTCTCTTTCTCATCACCTGTAAATTTAGAAAACATCAAAATTGAAGAAAGAAGCCAATTCAACTATACATCTAACGGTAGAGAATTAGTAGGAAATGCTATCTTGTTCTATGATTGCTTCAATTCAAGTGGTTTAACTGAAGCACCAATTCCAGAAAGTAAGATCATTTTTAATAACAAAACCTATATGGTGGTTGATGTTGATGTTTTATATGCTAATTCAAATCAGCCACATCATTATGAAGTGTTATTAAAGTAAATGGCTAAAAAGTTTGATAGTTTTATGTCATTCGGGAATTGGTTACAAAAAGTTAATGAAGAAGCAAAAAAGAAAGCAATTAAAGAAATAGCTGAGGAATGGTATAAAGATAGTGAAAAATATACCTACATTGATACTAAAAAGATGTATTTAAGTGGTGAAATAAATAGCAACTTTGGTAAAGGTGTAATTATATTAAGAGCACCACAAGTCAAGTGGTTGTATTATACGACATGGGTTAGACCTCGATATAATATGAATGCTTGTCCTCAATGGTTTGAAGCAACCAAAACTGAAAATATGGCTAAATATAAAAGAATTTACGTAAATGCTTTTAATGAAGCAAAGAAAGAGGTGTAGTTAATGATAGATATACAAGGATTTATAACAAAAATTAGAAATATCATTGCAGATAGTACGAGTTTAAGTTTAAATGATATCTATAGTCCTGATTTACCGCAGGAAAAAGAAAATATAGTCGCTGTAACTCTTTTAACGGGCAATGCAGACTATAATCTATGTGGTCAAGACTATTGGTATCCTACATTTAGAACATTGATTAGAGGTACTTCTAATGACACTACAACTCGTGCTTTATGCGATGAAGTATATAATGCTCTTCAACTTAAAGAAAGCGTTGTTTTTAATTCTTGCGAAATAGTACAAATCCTAGCAACAACTACGCCGATTTACGTGGGAAAAGATGAAAATCAAAGAAATGTCTATAACATTACCTTTGAAGCAAAAGTTAAGAAGAAAGGAGAATGAAAATGGAAAAATTTAAAGCATATTTTGATATTAGTACAAGTGAAACGCCAGATTATCAAGAATTTTGTCCTATGAATATTAGTGATAGTGCTAATATTACTATGGACACTTGGTATAATTTGTGTAGTCAATACGCTAACAATGAGGTAACGGCATTAGATCCTCAGTGGGATTTTACTGCTAAGTTTGAAAAAACTAACCCAGTAGCACAATTTATAGCAGATAAAAAATACAAAGTAGGGGCAGAGAGAACAGCAAAAGTTAAATTAGTCAACCTTGAAGAAAATAAAGAAATTACTTTTACAGCAGTATTTGATGACATTACTAAGACATACGAAACTGAGACAGTTACTGAAATGTCATTCAGTTTAAAAGTTCATCGTGGCTCTACTTTTGAAATTAAAGATTATCAGGGGTCTTTATAATAGATGGGGCGATATGCCCCTTCTTATTTTTTAATGAAAGGGTGATATAAATGATTAAAATTAATACTAAAAAATATGAAATTGAAGAAGAAATTGAAGTTGTTGATGAAAATGGTAAAACTTTAGATAAATTCACTATGCAAATTACACCCGAAGAATTAAAAGAGATTGAAAAAATAATTTTAAATGAAGAAGGAATAAAGTTAACAAAAGAACTTGAAAAACTCGAAAAGAAAAATGCTAGTGAAGAAGAGATTGAAAAAAAGCAAAAAAAATATTTAGAATTAATTGAAAAATGTCAACAAAGATTTGAAGAAATAGTGTTTAAAGATAGATTAGAAAGTTTTAAGAAAAATGTAGGAGAATATTATTTTGAAGAAACAATAAGTAGTGCGTTCGATTTTTTTTGGAACACATTTATAAGCAAGAGAACGAAACGAGTAGATACTATGCGTTCAGACCTAATGAAGATTACTCGCAAATAGACACTCTGCTTATAAATGGCAAAGAATATAAATTAAAAATAACTTATAAAAATGTAATGAAGATTATTAAATTGTTATCAAGTAAATATCCCAATAAATTTAAAATAAACAAAATATTAGAAATATTAGGTTTTGCTGAAGAAGGTTTAGCACTCGAGACTAAATCTTTTTTAGTTGATGAAATATTAAGTTATATTTTTAAACCAAATGAAAGTGCAAGTAATGGAAAAAAGATATTTGATATATATCTTGATTATAGATATTACTATTATGATTTTTATAAACTAGGCATAGACTTAAATAAAGATGATATTGATTGGTGGCAATTTGATACTTTGTTGGAAGGAATATTACTACAAAAAGAAGGTGCAATATTAACGGTATTAGGTTATAGAAGTTATAAGAAACCTAGTGGCAATATTAGAGTACATCAAAATGAAGAACATCAATATTATTTATCTAAACAAAGACAATATGCTCTACCAACAGAAGAAAAAGAAATTGAAGATGGTTTTAATAAAATGTGGGACTACCTAGAAAAACAGACTAACGATAAAAACTAATATTGTTTTTTATTCCCAGAAGAAAGGAGTTGAATACTCGTGAATGATGCAGAAATTAGAGCAAGAGTAGATGTTGGCGATGGTGGCAGTTTTGTCAGGTTAGGGAAAAATATAAGCCGATGTGATAAACAAGCAGAATATTTGAAAATAAAAATAGACGATATTAGACATAAATTACAAAAAGCCGATATGGGCTTTGAAATAGGAGAAGATGTTTTTAAATTAGAAGCTCAATTAGAAAAATTAGAGAATCAATATAGTAAATTACAAGCGAAACAAGAAGAAACATCTGCTGGTTTAACTAAAGGAATGGAAAAAGGAATTAAATCTATTAAAAGATTTGGTTTTGCTTTGTTTGGTATTCATTCTATTTGGCTAATGGTTAGTAGAGCAAGCTCTGCATATTTACAACAAGATACCGAAACAGCAAACAGACTACAAGCTGTATGGGTTGGTCTAGGTAGTTTTTTAGCACCAATTTTAGAAAAAATATCAACTTTAGTTATTAAAGCAGTTAAATATCTAAATGTATTTATACGAGCCTTAACTGGTGTAGACTTACTTGCTAGAGCAATATCAAAGTCAATGGATAAAATGAATAAAACAGCTGGTAAATCATCAAAAACTTTAGCAGGTTTTGATGAATTAACAAATATAGGAGATACAGGAACAAGTGGTATTGATACAAGTTGGGTTGATGCTTTTAAAGATATACCAATAGACCCGACTTTAGAAGAAAAATTAACTTCATTAGGTAAAAAGATAAGAGATATATGGGATACATATTTTGCTCCATTTTTTTCCTGGATGAAAGATAATTGGGACGGATTAGGGAAATGGGTAGGTTTAGTTATAGGTATAATAATAATCTCTTTAGCATTGTTGTCAGGCTCTTGGTTTTTAGCGTTTGGTTTAATAGTTGCTTTCGTGATTATATTTTGGGATGAGATAAAAGCCATTTTTAAACTGGGGGTGGACATAATATGGGGAATTATCATCTCAGTTTGGGAAATGGTAAAAGGATTATTTGAACTAGCTGTATCTATTATCCGAGGTGTTGTAAGTGTTATTGTAGGCATTTTCACTACTGGTGTTGAGCTAATTAAAGGTGTGTTTGGAAGTATTACGTCTACCATTAAAGGTGTTGTTGACGGGTTTAAAACAATATTTAATGGGATTATTACTTTTATAACAGGAGTATTTACTGGTAATTGGAAAAAAGCATGGCAAGGTGTAAAAGATATATTTAAAGGAATAATGGATACCTTGTGGAGTGTAGTTAAATTTCCACTTAATTTAATTATAGATGGTTTTAATGCTTTAATTAGTGGTATCAATAAAATTAAATTTAATGTTCCTGACTGGGTTCCTTTAATAGGTGGTAAAAAATGGGGATTTAATATAGGAAAAATACCTAAATTAGAAGTTGGAACAAATTATGTAGCGAGCGATGGTCTCGCTTTTTTGCATAAAGGTGAAGCAGTAATACCTAAAAAATTCAATGCACCAGAATTTTTTGGAAAAGTAGGAAATGATGATATTCTTAATAAACTAGATAAATTAATTGAAACAGTCGAAGAAAAGGATATGAATGCTTATATCTCGTCAAAAGCGATAGGTAATGTAAGTATAGCATATCAAAATCAACAAAAGAGAATTATGGGGTGGTAGATATGGCAGTAGTTTTATGGCAAACTAGAACGTCACCTGAAGCACAATGGGAAGACATGCCACCAATGACTGCTTTTGGTGGAGATGAAGAAGATTTAGATAATAATTCATATCGAAGTATAAATTCGGGCAATATTAATAGAAAAATTGTTTCAAAAGCTTGGACTAAAACTAAACACGCCTGCGACCATTTAACTGATGAAGAATTTGGTAATTTGTTAACGAGATTAAGAGTGTATCCGCTGTATATTAGAATAAAAGCCCCTGTTTGGAATACTGAATGGTTTGATTTTGAAGGATATTGTTCAAAAAAGAGTTGGGATTTTAATCAAGATGGAAGTTGGAAAGTAACTTTTAATATAGTTCAAGGAAAGAAAGTGAGTGGTCAATAGTGTTAAAAATATATTTTGATGATGTTTTAATAGATAATGACTACTACACTTACTTAGACAATGATTATAAATTCTTTGATGATAATACTAATTTTAGATTGGGTGCTACTGCTTGTAATACATTCAAACTAAGTGTAGACAAAAGCGTTGTTAGTTCACACCCAAACGAAGTTAAAATAGACGATGGAACATCTACTTTTTATTTAATTGTAGATAGTGTCGAAGAAGATAAATTCACTTACACTTACACTTTGGTTGATAAATTGATGTTGTTTAATTTTTACTATGACGCTAGCGAAATTATTGAAGAGAAAGCAAGTAATGAAGAAGACTGTTACTTAAGTGATATTCTTGCTGATATATGTGAAAAAGCAGGAGTTGAATTAGACCCTAATTATGAGTTTCAAAATGATATTGTAGTAACTTGGTATGACAATCGTAAACAAGCAAGAGAATATTTATCATATATAGCCGAATTACAATATGGATATGCACAAATAAACGAAGATGGAAAATTAACTTTTAAAAAACATAATAGTGAGCCGGTTAAAACAATAAACATTGATGAATGTTCTGATCTTGTTTTAGGTGAAGGTAAGACAATATCAAGAGTTGTTTTTGATAATGGAATTGTTAAATATGAATTTGGTGATGATTCAGGTGCTACATTATATCTTAATCCTGATAATGTTTATATAACCAACGAAGAAATAGTTGAGAACATCTACAACGAACTTGCTGGTTTTATTTTTTATAATGTAAGTGTACCACAATGCCCAGTTGACAGTTCAGTTAGGGCTGGAGATGTAATTGTATTTACTGATGGTGTAAATGAATATCCAACTATTGCTCAATATTCATTAATTTATAATGGTGGTTGGACTGGAGGTTATTCATTATCAGTGAATACTGAAAAACAACAAGAAACACAAATAATAGGATTAAATACAAAAGTAAGAAACATTCAATCTAATATGGATTATTTAAATAACGAAATGACTATTATTGCAGAAGAAATAGAAGGCTTAACCGATTTTATTCGCAATGTTGGAACAACTGGAGCATATTTACAACTACCAAACACTCCAAATTCAAACGGAGCAGTTAATGAGCTAAATATCAAAGGTTTTGAATTAACGCCACTGTATCCGGGGATGTCTTATCCAAGTGATTATACCTATCCGGGTGCATTAAGTTTTTATACTTTAGTTTTTGATAATATATCAACATTTGATAATAATCCTTATACTGTTTATATAAATAGCCCGATAGCCTTACAACAGATGAGTGCGGGGTTAAATACGCATTATGATGAAATAAAAATAGAAAAAAATAAAGTCAAAATAATTCAAAGGATTGCTTATGATTTTGACGAAGAAGAATATTATGTTTTATCTGAACCGATAGAGCATGAATTGGATGATGTAATAATTCCTACTTTTGAAACATCGACATTTGTTAAAGTATTATATTTTGATAATCTAATATTTAGTTCGGAATATATCCAAAAGAACGATTTAACAAGTCAGTTTGCAACTCAATTGGAAAGTTCTTCTCAATTTAGAATTAATCAAAATGAAATCGAAGCGAAAGTTAATAAAGATGGAATAATAAGCTCTATTAATTTAAGTCCCGAAGAAATCAAAATTTTAGCCAATAGGATTAAGTTAGAGGGATTAGTAACAGCAAATGAAAGATTTAAAATATTGTTAGATGGCTCTATCGAAGCGGTCAACGCTAAATTATCTGGGGATATATATCTCCCTGATGGTGGTAGAGTAATAGGTGGAGATGGAATATTAACTAATTTACAGTATGCTTTCAATAACTATGGATGGAATTTTCCAGATGGGTCTGATATGAGGTCCGGTTATTGGTTTTTAGGTTATAACACTTCATTTTTTTCTAGCGAAGGGGTATGGAAAAATTATTTAATGGCTGACATATATATTCCTAAAAACTTTACAGTTACTGAAGCTAAAATTAGATTGTTGCATGCAAATGTCAGGTGGGATAATGGTTCTGCACAGGCTTGGGGTTATTGTCGTAATTTAAGGGTTTATAAAGTTTTAAATGCAAGTAACTTTTCGATATATGGGGCATACTTATCTGAATATGATGACAGATTAATTTGGTCGAAAAGTGAAATATCAGGAGCATTTGGGTCTAATGGTTTTACTGCTCCAGTAGCCAATGATTTCGGTTTAGTTGAAATGGAAAGCACAGATATTTCCTCTTCGCTTAATACAGGCAATAATAAAATAATAATTCAGACAGCAAACAGCCCTGAAGCATTTACCATCGATCCTGATGTTGCTATAACAAGATTTGGGTCTCACACAGGATATGTTTTAGCTGTAATTAATATTAAAGGTTATATGAGTGTTGATGATTGATATTTTTATATTAATATAGTAATATAGTATCAACAGGAGATGATATTATGAAGTTTATTAAAAATAGAATAATACAGATTTTAGCAGTTGGAATTTTGCTTATTGTTACAATTGCTGGACTTTATTATTTTTCTAAGCCCACTTTTGCCGATGATAAAATAAGTATGAAAAACTTTAATGAAAAAATGGAGGTTGTGAATTTGAGAATAGAAGAACTAGAAGAAAAGATTGTCAATTTAGAACAAGAATTTGTTACAAAAATAGAAAATTTAGAACAAGAATTTGTTACAAAAATAGAAAATTTAGAACAAGAAAATGAAAAACTTAAAACTGAACTAAGTAACACTGATAAAAAAATATCTGATTTGACTAATAGAGTTAATAAAATAGAAGCACGAGAAAATTATTTATATGAAAAAGGGCAATATCAAAGATACGGGAGTTTAATTCCCATATTTAGATATATTAATGAAAATTTAAAATAAATAAAAGAGCATAACGCTCTTTTTTAATTAGAAAGGAATGATAAAAATGGAATTATACGAAAAAATACATCCAGAAGGATGGAAAAATTACCCTGATACAACAACACCTATTGAGGGTGATAATTTAACACATATAGAAGAGGGGATTTATGAAAATTCAGTTAACATATATGAAAATTCAGTTAACATATATGAAAATTCAGTTAACATATATGAAAATTCAGTTAACATAAAAAAAGTTAATAATGTAACCAAATATATAACTGCAACAGCAGGAGCGGATGGCGATTTTTGGATAGATATAGAAAATGATTTAGTTGCAGGAATGGTACTTTATATATCTTTCCCTACTGCAACAAACCCCGCTTCAAATGCTAGGTTAAGTATAGATGGTGGTAATACTTATGTTGATGTTAAATTATTAAGAGGATTTGAAACTATACCAGCAAAATTATTATCAAACAAAAAAGTTAAGTTAATTTACAATGGTGCAAAATGGATTTTGGAAAGCAGATTGATAGCTTATTTTAGATTTAACTCTCCAGCACTAACAACAGGCAATATTCCAGTTAATATAAATGCTGATGGTGGCATTTATGATGTTGTAGTTATAGGTGCAGGATTAACGGCAAGTGGTAATAATCCAGGACCGTTAAAAGTTTACTATAACAACAACACAAATGATGCAAATTATATGTATCGAAGAATATATGCAAAAGCAGATGATACTTTAACGACGAACGGAGGAAATGGTGCTGAGGGTGGTTATGTTTATAAATTAACAACATTTAATAACATTGCTATTGTTTTAAGTGGAGGATATCCAACATTAAATTGTGCTAATACTATTGTTGGTACTGCTAATGTGGAAGCATTAAACTACATGCAATATATGAAAGTAGCACAAACCAATATAACGTCTATAACTTTTACAACACAGAACAATATGGGTGCAGGAACAGAAGTTTTGATATACAAAAGATAAAGAAAGGAGCAACAATATGGATGGAACAACAATAATACTTGGCATTATCTCATTTTTAGGGACAGTAATAGGAACATTCGCGGGGATTATAACATCAGCGAAACTTACTAATTACCGATTAGAACAATTAGAAAAGAAAGTGGACAAGCACAATTCATTAGTAGAAAGAATGTATAAAGTTGAAGAAAGAGTTAGTATTTTAGAAAAGAAGGGTTAGATATGAGCGATTATACAAAAGAAATGGAATATGAAAGATATTATATTCTTTATAATTACTATGGTCCAAAAATAAAAGCACTCTATTGGAAATTGAGGCTTTTTTTAATTAGAAGAAAAATTTATAAGAAAGGAAAGGAGAAAAATAAAAATGTTAAATGTTGAATTATTAAAAAATATATTAATAGTATCAATAGCAAGCGGATCAGTAATGACATTACTAATTCAAAAAATCAAAGAAGGCATAAATATTAAAAATAGCAAAATAATGATTGCTATTTCTTTTTTTATTAATATACTTGTGGGAACATTATTTGCTTTAAATTTTGCTACTATTAATGTCATTAATGCTTTGTGGGCAGGATTATTTAGTTTTATTGGTGCTGATGCAATTTATAAAGCATTAGAAGACAAAATATTTACTTCATTTAAAAATTTACCTAAAGAAAAAGATGAAATAATAGAGAGGTAATTTATTATGTATAATAAAAAAATGTCTAAAAATGGGTTATTAAGGGTTTATAAAGGGGAATATGTTTTAATAAGTGATACTGACATTTACAACGAGTTAAATAACGAAATATCTAATTTAAACGCCCAAATAAGCGATTTAGCGAGTGAATTAGACAAGCAATATAAAACTATTAAAGAACTACAAAAAAAGCCTATATCAAGCCAATTTAAACAAGGAAATATTAAATTAGTCTATACACGACTAAATGGCAAAACAGAAACAATAATGATAGATAAAAACGAAAAACTTGCTAAAAACTTTAAAGTTAGCGAATTTCTAATGAATGAAAGTACTTGCAAAAAGTATAAATTGTCAACTGATAGGTGCAAAACATTGGTATTAAGTGAGAAATTAATTGCAACAGCACAAATGATACGCGATAAATACGGCAAATCAGTCAACATAACAAGCGGATATAGAGATAAAGACTACAACAAAGCAATAGGGGGCGACACAAATTCAGACCACATCAAAGGTAGAGCAATGGACTTTAACGTATCAGGCGTAAATAAGAATGACGTATTAAAATATGTGAAAACATTGCCTTTTGTTAGTTATGCGTATACAAACGACACAAATATGGCATTAGGAATACATATTAGTGTAAAGGAGTAATAGTATGAAAGAACTAAAAGAAAAATTACTTAAATTAATGGGAAAAGAAAAATCTATCAGTAAATTATGTGAAAAATTAGAACTTGAAGAACATGAATTGCTAGGCATTATTGAACTGTTAAAAAGGGAAGGACATAACCTTGATGTGTATTCTAAAGATGGCGAGTATCGTATTAATGTTTTAACTAAGATAATCCTTCCAGAAGACAACGAATATTGCGTAGAAACTAACTTAAAAAAGATAAAGATAGGTATAGTATCAGACACGCATTTATGTTCTAAATATCAACAATTAACACTACTTAACGAGGCATATAAAGATTTTCATTCAAGAGGTATAAACACAGTATTACATATAGGCGATTTAACCGATGGCGATTATAAGAATAGACCAGACCATATTTATTCATTGTTTAAATTAGGTGCAACTGAACAAGCGGACTATGTATGCGAAATGTATCCTAAAATAAAAGGACTAAAGACGTATTTTATTCAAGGAAGTCATGACGCTACTCATATAAAAAATGGTGGTGCTGATTTAGGTAAAATGGTTAGTCAAGCTCGTAAAGATATGGTTAATCTAGGTATGGATACAGCAACATTTAAATTGAATAATTGTAAGATAAAAATGTTGCATCCAGGCGATGGGACGGCTTATGCGTATTCTTATAAACCACAGAAGATAATAGATAGTATGAGGGGAGGAGAAAAGCCCCATGTTTTATTAATAGGACATTATCACAAAAATCTATATATGATGTATAGAAATATCCACGTGTTAATGATACCAAGTTTACAAGCTACAACCCCATTCATGACTAGAAAAGCACTTATAAACGATATAGGCTATAACGTGATAGAATTTGATATTAATAAAAAAGGAGAAGTGCAAAAGTTTAACGTAGAATATATACCTTTTTATAAAACAATAGAAAATGATTATTTAAAATGCAAGGCGTTGAAATTATGAGTTTGAAAAGTTCTACTTTATTAGAATTAATAGTGTTGGGTTTAAAGACAACTAATTTAGAACTATTAAAAATAATTAAAAAAGAAATAAACGAAAGGGTGGTAGGACATGGCGATAAGAACATTCCAAAGCGGTGCGAACAGGAACAGCGACAAAGATAAATTAGATTATGAAGGATTTATAAATCCATTAACTTTAAAGACGTTCGCTGAATATATGCATAAACATAGATTTTTAGAGGATGGTTCTATGAGAGCAAGCGATAATTGGCAAAAAGGAATTCCTCAAGAAGAATATGTTAAATCGTTAATAAGACACGTAATGGATTTATGGTTAGAAAATAGAGGATACGAAAGTCGAGAAGGAAAAATAGACGCAGTATGCGGAATACTCTTTAATGCTTTTGGTTATTTACATGAGGAGTTAAAAAAATGAAAATATTTATAGACATGGATGGACTTGTCGCTAGCTATATGGGAGATATGAATAACCCTGATTTTTCTGAGGGTTTTTTTTATAATAAGAAACCTATTTATCACAATATAAAAGCAATATATACTATATTTAGTGATTGCCCGATGGCTATTTTATCAGCAAGTCCACATGAAACAGGCATTAAAGAAAAGAACGCATGGCTAGACCAATACTTCCCTATCAAAGAAAGACATTTTATTAAATATCCTGATGATTGCAAAGCCGAATTTTTAACTAAATATGCGGAAGAACATAATATACCTAAAGAAGAAATATTACTAATAGATGATGACTTATCTATATTAAGAAAAGTGCAAGGGGCAGGCTTTCAAGTATGGCATCCTTCCACTTTACTGATAGCATACTATAATGTTAAACAAGATATAACATTAACAAAAGATGAGTACGATGAATTAATAAGAGGACATGATAGATATTGTCAATTAATGGAAAGGTTAGTTCAACAACCAAGAAAAGTAAAGGAAAAAAGAAAAATAGGATTTAAGTAAAAAAATGTTGACAAAATTAAATTTGTATTGTATATTGTAAATGTGATTAAATTCACAGTTACGTTACTCTTTTTAAAAAGAATCTAACGTAATCCTCGCACTAAGCGGGAAGAGCAGACCAACCTAGTTAAAGGTTGGTCTTTTTTTATTTGCCATTTTAAAGCCCGTACGCGAACAATTGCCCTACCTTAATGAAATTGTACCCATCAAGGTAAAACATTCGCCTACGTTGATATTTTTATGGAATTAGAGCAGATTATAGGTAGTTTTTAAAAAATATCTTTAAAAAGTCTTCATCTCGTATAATAGAGGAACTGGAAAGGATGGCACGATATCGAAAAGAGATAAATATGGTTTTAGAAAAGCACTAAAAAGAATTTATGTTTGGAATATGTAAAAAAGAGGGTAAACCTCTTTTTATATGTTAATGCCTTTTATGTATTTAAACACTTCTATAAACTTTTCTTTACCATGTAATTCAACAAATTTATTATATCCTTTTAAACGCCATTTTCGTTCGATTTCAGGGTCGTTATGGCAACCCCTACACAAAGGTATAACTAAGCCCCATTTAATTGAATTTAGCCTATTTCTACCCCTAAAAATCTCATGTTTATCTACTTTGAGGTTTTTCACGTTAGGACACTCAATACATTTATCAAAATTATCAGTAAATATGCTATATCTGTTTCTTTCCAATTTATTTTGTTTAGATGAACGTTGTTTTAAAGGTGTTTTAGCTACAAGTGGTTTAACCTTTTTGTATTCTTTGTACTTACAGTTTTGGCAATCTTCAAATGTTATTTCTTTTTTATTTTTGATACAATAGGAATACTTATTATATTTTTTTGATCGTATTCTTAAATGAATGCAGTTGTTATTCATAATTAACCTCCTTCGTGGCAACACTTTTTACATATCTTGAAATAGTTGCTTCGGTAACACCAATGCCATCAACTAATTTTTTTTGTGAAATATTTTTATCTTTTAATAATTGTATTAATCTTTTATGAAATTCTTCTGTTATCATATAAAATTCCTCCATTTTTTGTTATCTTAATATTACCATAATTATAACACTACTGTACACTATTTTAACCAAAATTGACAAAATTATAATTTTAGTATTGACAACTTACCAAACTTATATTATAATGTGATTAAATGATAGCAACGGTAAATTGAAAGGTGGTGATAAGATGAATACTTTAGAATTAAAATCAGCAAGAATTAAGAGAGGGTTAACACAAGTAGATATTGCTGAAAAAATGAATATTTCGTCAATTACTTATAGTTTAAAAGAACGTGGTAAACGTGATTTTACTATCAACGAAGTATCAAACATAATTAAAATTTTAAATTTAAGTTTACTAGAAATTAATGCTATTTTTTTTGATAATCAACTTATAGTAAAGGAGAATCAAAGATGAGTAAAATTATTGACTTTTTCTTCGACCTAGATAATAAAGAAGAAAGAGAACAGCTAGAGTTTTACAAAAAAGTGGGGAAGATTTGGTTACCAATCATAGCAATAGTTTACCTAATATGGCTATTGGTTTAGGAGGATAAAAATGATTGAAACTTTAAAAAAAGCTTTTAATTATACTAAATTATTAGCACATTGTAGAAGTTTAGAAATCGATAATGATCTACTTAAAAAAGAGGTTCAAACCTTAAAAGAAAAAATAAAAGAAATTCTTTATGACGAGGTTATCATTAAACCTAATACAAATGAGCGTTTAAAGACCGAAAACAGACGATTAAGGCTACATAACAAAGAATTAAAGAGCTTGCTAAAGGACAAGCCCAAATAGAAAGGAGGAAAAATGAAAGAGTACAAAGAGTACACGAATTAATTGATAATCCCAAGTTTTTAGACTGGTTAAAATCATAAAAAAGAAAGGAGGATCGAAAATGTATCATTCAACCGAGGTTGAAAAACCCAAAACCCAGCAAGAGAAAATCTTACGTTATCTAAAGTTACAAGGAGCTGGAATATCATCATTAACAGCTTTTAGATTGATGAAAATCACAAGACTATCAGATGTGATATTTAGGTTACGAAATAAGGGTTACAACATCATAAGCGAAAGACCGCCAAATAAACGTTACGTAATTTACAAACTAATAAAAAAGTCCAACGGATAAGGTCAGACAGGTAAATAAATACTACAGCTAAAGTTTATAACAAAATTAAACAAAAGTCAAGAGGTGGTGAGATGGAAGAAATTCAAAGTTATTATGTGGTAATACCAACAATTATATTTGAAGATGAAAATCTCAAAGATAGCTCAAAGTTATTATACGGATTAATATCAACTTTAATAAATAAAAATGGTTATTGTTATGCAGGGAATGAATACCTAGCAAATAAAAGAAAAACAACACCTCAAAACATATCAAGATTACTTAAAGAATTAGAAGAAAGAAAGTACATAATTATTGAATATTTAAGAGATGGTGCGATAGTGAAAAACAGAAAAATATATCTTAATCCACGATTAACCGAAATGTTAACGGCGGTTAACCAAAATGTTAACGGCACGGTTAACCAAAATGTTAAAGAGAGTAATAAAGCTATATATAGTATTAGTAATTATATAAAAGAAATAAATAAAGAAAGTTTTTTTGAAAATAATGATTTAAATGAAACTTTTAAAGAATATTTAAAGATGCGATACGAGAAGAAATGTAAAGCGACAAAGACAACAATAGATCGCCTTATTAAGAAATTAAACAAAAAAGATATTGATACTGCAATAGCAATGCTTAACTATTCAATAGAGAATGGTT